TTGACGCTTTCATTCGCGAAGAACTTCCCGACTATTACAAGCGCGGTGCTGACGACGCTATAAAACAACTTCGAAAACAGGGCGCCCCGCTGGAAACCGCGTATGGTTTCAACCGCGTTCATATAGAAGCCATTGAAGCCTTGATTGATGATACAGCCAAGGCGTTTGGCGAAACATTAAGCGGTATTTCCCGTTCCGCAAATAACCTTTTGGGTAAGGCAACCCGCGAACTGATTACCCAACAAATGGCAAAAGGAATGATTGGCGGGGAAGCGCTGGATACCACCAAAAAGATGATTAAGGGAATATTAAAAGAACAGGGACTTGATGCCTTGGTGGATAAGGGCGGCCACCGCTGGACACTTGATAGGTATTCGGAAATGCTACTTCGTACCAAGGCTGTAGAAGCCCGCAATCGGGGATTGATAAACCGCGTTGCTGAAAATGGTTACGACTTGGTTCAGGTATCAAACCACTTTACCGACTGCGAACTTTGCAATCCGTGGGAAGGGAAGGTGCTTTCGGTGGGTGGTGCGACCAAAGGCTACCCCACACTTGCCGAAGCCGAAGAAGCAGGACTTTTCCACCCAAACTGTAAGCACGCCATAAATACCTTGGTTCCCGCGTTGTCGGAACTAACGCACGCCTATGACCCCGAAACCAAGACTTATGTTGTACCCGTAGAAAAGCAGAAGGAATTAAGCAATATTGATTGACAAGGTGAAAGCTATAACGGATAATATGATTGTACAGTAACAATTTGCCAGTTTTCTTCGTGGACAGACCACGTTAAAACTGAAAGGAAAAACAATGGCAGAAGCAGATTTGAAAAATGGTGGCGACGTCACACCAAAAAATGACGGCAATCAAGCGGGCGGGTCGCAACCGACACCAAACAGCGGAACGCAGGATACGCAAACTTTCGATACGTCCAAACTAACGGACGCACAGCTAGCCGAACTTTCAAAAGACGGGCGCTTTTGGGATGTGGCTTTTAAGCACGAAAGGTTTCAGAAGTTGAATGAACGTGCAAAGAAGGCTGACGAATACGAAGCCAACCAAGGAAAGGCCGAAGAAGAAAAACTTGTTGCGCAAAAGAAGTTTGAAGAACTTGCAAACAAGCGTGGCGAAGAAGCCGCAACTTGGAAAGGCAGATATGAAAAAGCACAGGTTGACAATCGTATCATCACCGAAGCGAACAAACTTGGTGTAATTGACCCTGACGCGGCTATTTCGTTGATTGACCGAAAAGGTATCAAGGTCACAGACGAGGGAATCGAAGGTGTCACGGAAGCGGTAAAAGCGCTGGTTGAAGCCAAGCCGTACTTAACCCAAAACGTTAAGGTTCCAAATATCGGTGAAGGTTCAAATCCAGCCAACCCGAACCAAGGTGATTTGCCAAGGTTTAAGCACAGTCAGCTTCAAGACCCCAAGTTTTACAGGGAACATGAAAAAGAAATCATGGTTGCCTTAAAAGCTGGACTTATTGAAGACGACCTGCGCGGGCAATAAAACCCTAAGCACAAACATTCACTTCTTTTGAAAAAATGTATTAAAACTACATTTTGAAGGGTGGTGAATAAATAATGTCACAATTAAATAACACGACTAACGCAGTGTTCATCCCAACAATTGTCGCCCAGAAAGCCCTTGGCGCATTTGCTGGATACATGAACCTTGCCAAGACTGTTTCAAGGGACTTTGAATGGGCGCCCGCTACTTTTGGTCAGACCATAAGTATTCCGAAAAGGGGAACCGTTTCCGCTAACGCAAAAGCTGCAGGAAGCGATGTAACCATTCAAGCACCCACCGCAACCGATGTCGATGTGACGCTTGACCAGCACTGGGAAGTTACACTTCAGATTGATGATGTAACCAAGGTACTGGAGAATCAGGATACCTTAAACGGGTATGCTGAAGACGCGGCAATCGCTTTGGCTGAAAAGATTGAAACCGTACTGGCGGCATTGCACCCAAGCATTACTTCTTCCGTGACCTTTGATACTACGTCAGAAGCTACAAAGGAAGCGTCCTTCTTAACCGTAAGGGAAAGAATGGCTTTGAACAAAGTACCTTTGAACGAAAGAAAATTTGCTTACCTGCACCCAACTGTTATAACTGAATTACTGCAAATCGACCGCTTCACAAGAGCAGACGCCTATGGTAAGTCAGGAATAATCGCAGAAGGCGCACTTGGAAGAATTGGCGGAATTGATGTATTCGAATCGCAGATGGTTCAGACCAGCGGTTCACCTGTTGCCTACCACAACATGGTTTACACCAAGAACGCTATTGTACTGGCCGCAAGACCTTTACCTTCCGTTCCCGCAGGTTATGGCGCAGTTTCGACAGTAGTTCAAGACCCCGACACGAACATGGGTCTTCGCGTGGTTTCAAGCTATGACGCCAACAAACTGGCAATGCAGATTACATTGGACGTCCTGTTCGGTGTAGCATTACTTGACGAAAGGCGAATAGTAGAACTGGAATCCTTCTAATTTCGCTTATTGGCTTGATTGGAAGAACACATGGACACCCCAAAAAGGTGTCCTTTGTGTATTGAAACGACTGTATAGTTATTGTAAAATATAGACATGTTCTATTTGAAAAATAAGGGCGGGCGGCTGGTTGCGATTGACAACCAAGAAGACTACAACAGGTATTTGAATCAGGGTTTTACTATTCCCACAGACCAAGAAATAGAAACTGAACAAAAGTCAAAGGTTGAAATGCTTCAGAACATGAAGAACGCTACAACCTATGACAATTCCGTTTATATGGCCACAGTGTCCCAAGGTGGTGCAGACGGATACGGTATCGCCAGCGCCAGGCTATTAAAAGAACTAAAAGCAATGGGAAACGACATTTCCCTTGGTTTCAAAAACCAAAAGATTGGGTTTTTATTCCACGCCCCTTATTCCGTTATTAAAATGGAAAACCCGTACCGAATCATTTACACAATGTTTGAATCCGACAAACTTCCCGACGACTGGAAGGACTTTTTGGAATCGGCCGACAAGGTGCTTGTCCCGTCCAAGTGGTGTCAGGAAGTATTCGCAAAATCGGGAATCACCACAACAGTTGTTCCCCTTGGCTACGATGACAACATTTTCAAATACAGGGAACGAAGCGTTAAGCGCAAAGACCGAAAAGACTTTGTGTTCCTTCATTACAATGCTTTCAACGCCCGAAAGGGATTTTTAGAACTGTTTAAGGCGTTCACAGAAGAATTTGCACCCGACGAACCCGTCAAGCTGGTACTAAAAACAACACTTACCAGTTGCCCCGCAGGATTTCCGCTTATTCCTTCAATATATCCAAACATTGTCCCCATTTATGGTTCTATTCCCGAAGAACAGCTGGCCGAACTTTGTCACGAAGCAGACGCCTTTGTGTTCCCAAGTCGTGGAGAAGGTTTTGGACAAACCCCGCTGGAAGCAATGGCCACAGGACTTCCCACAATCGTGCCAAATGCCCACGGGATTACAGAATACTTTGACCCCGACTATATGTATGAAGTCAAGGTTGCAGACACTTGCCCCGCATTGTATTCAAGGTACAAGGGCGAAAATGTTGGTAAAATGGTAGTGTGTGACATCAAAGACTTACGCCAAAAAATGCGCTATGTCTATGAACACCAAGAAGAAGCGCTGGAAATGGGAAGGCTTGCTTCGGAATACGTCAAAAACTGGACGTTTAAGAAGACCGCACAGCAATTGAAGGGTATTTTTGACGACGTTGGCGGACAGCGGGTTGTAGAACGCCCGCTTCGTAATGTACTTAATTTGAAACAACTTTGAAGGGAAGTGAAATAAAATGACCAAGAAAAAAGAAGAAAACGAGGAATTCGAACTTGCTGAAGACGTAAGCGTTGACGAAGAAGTTGTTGCTTCTAAGGGCGACGTGGTGGAAACCCCGTTCGTAAAGTACAGATATTTTTGTGACGCTTGTACCAATACCGCCTTTTTCAGTGATGAAGCCACAGAAGGCTTGAAGGGCGTGTGTCAAGTCTGCGGGAAACCGTATGTGACACGAAAGGAAAATTACATACTTCTATGATATTGCCCCATATAGACGGCGTGGTCTTTTATGAAACAAAAAAAGACAGCAACGGAAGGATAACGACTGTAAAGTTGTCCGAAACGACGGTGCAACGTGACGGAAACGGCAAAGTTGTACGCGTAATAAAGTTCCAAAGGGGCGCGCTGTGAAGTTAAAATATGTCGGTGCTTGCAAGGATTATTCAGGGTACGGGGAAGCCGCAAGGCATGACGTTGGCGCACTTGTATCGGCGGGCGTAAATGTTACCTTAAAAGTTCCAGTGTACACGCCCGAACATTCAGACTTTGGTTCCTTGGGTCAGCTTTGTTTGGAACTTGAAAACAAACCCATTGCATACCCCTTTGTTATGCTTCATACCACCCCAAACGTTTATGAACAGTATATGGAAGCGGGGAAGTTTCATATTGGGCGGGTCTTTTGGGAAACTGATAAACTGCCCTTGGACTTTTCCAATAAGGTTCAACTACTGGACGAAATATGGACGGGTTCGGAATACAACGCGCAGGCCATAAGAAACGCTGGTGTGACAAAGCCTATTTACATAATACCCGAAGCAATTGACGCTTCCCTTGACATAAGCGCGGTTCAGCCTTACATAACCGCAAACAAGGACGACTTCAAGTTCTATTCCATATTTGAATGGACTTACAGGAAAAACCCACACACCCTTTTGGAAGCATACTGGCGGGAATTTGAAGACACGAAAAACGTGTCCCTGACAATAAAAACCTATGTCGATAACTTCCGACCTGAAAAAATGAAGGAAATCGAAAGGGACATACGGCAATTAAAAGCCCGCCTCGGGCTCAAAAACTATGCCCCGATATATTTATACACAACCCTTATGGACAGACACCAAGTGTA